TGTATAATCATCAAATCCTAAGATAATATACTTTTCCTCTACATAACCTGCTACGTATGCCCCGATGTCCTTACCTTTATAAAGAACTCGCTCACCCATATGAGCATTGAAAAATTCCTCGTTTGTCATACGCTACTTGAATTTAATGATAAAAAACTCGGTATCAAGCCACTTGTCGGGGCATAAGCCTTTTTTAGGCTTACCGATGGTGATACTCTCAATCTCCTTCTCAATTCGTGGACTATCCTTTCGGTATCCGTTGATGAATAGGACGTGAGTGTAAGGAATAGCCATGTAATATGGACTATTGATGCAATAGTTTGCCATTTTCGGGCTAATACTATCCCAGTTTTTTACGCAATGAGGGGGTATCTTTTCGTTGGTACAAGTATCTTCATTCCATAATAGGAAAAGGCGTTTTACCCAATATCCCTTAATCTCCCGATACTCCTCTGTCTTCTCACCTGATACGATTTTATCGAACCATTGCTTGCTGATGGTGAGGGTCAATACTTTCTTTTCCATACGCTATCTCTTTTTATCAAACTTATTGCCTTTATGATGCGATGGTCAAATCTGTTGTGAAACCTACACTTCTTCCACTCTTCACAAAATATTTCACAATAAAAATGATTTAATGATTGGTCTAATTTTTTAAACCAATAACTATTTCTTAAAGATGGTTTTAAATCTTTAGGGGCTTCATTTAAAACCCTTGTTATCTTCTTAGCTAATCTAACCTTCATACGCTACTTCTTTTTAATCACATAAGTTGTATCTTTGTTATCAACCACATAGATACCCAAGGTATCTAAATGACAAGGGCAGCTCTCGGCATGGATAACACAAACTCCGTGTTTCGTGTCCACAATCAGATAATCATGCCCTTTCTCTGTGAATACTGACGTACCTATCTTCTTTGCAGGTTCATTGCTATTAGCCAAAGAGCGGACACCCTCAAAAATCAATGCACCTACAAGCAAACACAAGACAAACCAAACGGCTGACTTGGCTAAGTCTAAAATCTTTTTCTTCATACGCTACTTATTTTCTGTTCAACCTTTTCAATAAGAATATCATCATTTTCCCATTCTGCACAATTATGTACCCAATCTGGGATAAATGTGTGATGCGAACTAAGCTTTTTGAGCATATCATTCAATGTGGTTTGTATTCTCATACGCTACTTCTTCTTATCGAATTTGTTGCAAACTCTTTCTATCTTACCAATTTCCAGAACATCTGAAAGCCAATAAAGAGGTTCATTCACGCTGGCTACCATAAAACCATAGTCCTCTTCTGACCAAATTACTTCGCCTGTAGGCTTATGACCTACGAAATGTATTAGGTCGTGCTCAAAAATTTCTTTGCCTTTGCAGTCTTTCAATCCTGTGAACTGACAGACGGTAGAATGGTTAACTTCATAAGTGATATTTCTGTTCAACATACTTTCTTCTTGACGATTTTCGATGATGTAGGTATTACCACATTCGCCATAAAAGTAACCTTCAACCCATTCTCCGTTATCAAGACGTTTAGCCTTGAACTTGATATTTTCTATTTTCATAAGCTATAATTCTTCTTTTTCAAATTCATTTTTCGGAACTCTGTAAGATGTACTATGCCATTCACACTCATCATCTTTTCCTATAGCATATTTGGAAAGCATATCTCTCAATGCTTTATAAGCTAAAGTGTTGTGACGAATCTGAATACGTATAAAATTCTCATTATCACACATTGTAAGTGGTGATTGATTATTCATATACACCTTGCCTTTCTTACCAAGGTTACTTCCGTTGTAACGTTGGTAGAAATATCCGCTAGCCTTATGTTTGATTCTGTAAGGTTTAACCATAACTATTCTTTTAAATCATTTGCACTATCAGCAATGCCAACACTATATTTCTCAACAAACTCAGCAGAGCGTGCAGCCATTCCTTTAATCATTGCCTTTTTATGTGAGACGTTACCAGTAGTTAGAACATCAGCTTCTTCGGCAATATTATTAAACCACTTGATGATTTTATCTCGTAGCTCATCTGTTATTACATATTCTTTCATAACTATTCTTCTTTAAGTTCTATGTGATTCTATAAACTTACTCAAATCGAGAGGGAACTTCTTTTTAAGTTCTCTTTCACGTTTACGTCTCTCCTTCCTTGTGGGTGGAGGAACGTATTCATCTAAGAATGCAAACGTTTTCTTGCAATTAGCATTTAATACTGGAATATATACATCCAATAATGCCTTTAATAATTCTTCCATATCAATCTTCTTTAAGTTCGACTGGCTCATCACTCCAAGACAATTCTCTTCCGATGAGCTTCTTGATGCTGCCTTTAGGTAGCTCTATAGGTTCATCTTGCCAACTTCCTTCCATATCACCTTCCCAAGACTCTTTGTAATATCCTGCACGATGTGGCTTAAAGTTAAAAACAAGTTCTTCTTCGTGTTTACTAACACATACCCACGCCATAACTATTTAACTTTAACGTAATATACTCCATTAATGACCTCCACCTCATAGCAATCAGGACAATAATGTTTGCCATCTATCATTTCCCAATCAGAGTAGTCACCAATATCAACTTCTTTGTTGCTGAATAGTGCAGAGCAAGTATCTGTACCACCAAATACTTCTCCACATCTATCACAGACAATCTGATACATTGTAATCGGTCTATACATAAGCTATTCCTCCTCTAAAATTCCAAAGACTGTTCCGTCGGCAAAGGTAAATCTTTTCATAATTTTGTCCAAAGTAAAGCCACCGATACAATTTATATCTATATTTTCTTCGCTAATAATAAGAGTAATTAAGGAACGACTTCCATCTTCCTTAGACTTCACCAACCCAAAAGGCTGGTGTTTCTCCATTTCGTTCCAGCACTCTTCTGCATCCTTGAAAGGTCTGTAGGTAGGCTCTGGCTTGATGCGATACTCAAAGTCATCATCAAAGCTTGGGTCTTTATCATCGTACCATAATGACGTATCACCTTTAATACATCTACTCTCAATTACCTTTCCTTCTGCGTATGCCTGAATAATAGGCAGTAACTCCTTTGCTTGATTTCTGTCCATAATTAACCCTCCACTTCTATTTTATATTCTAACTCATCAGCTAAATCACTTATTAACTTGACCGCTTCTTTCAAAGCATCATACATATTATCTCCTTCTGATACAATTTCATCAAGAGTGTTTTCCTCAGTCATATCCTCTGGGAAATCTATTGGCTTCCAAGTGAAACTTTTGTTCTTTTTCTCGAACTCTCTAGCCTTTTCTAAAAGTTTTTCTTCTGTCATATCAATCCTCCAACTTTTCAATAGGTTTCCAATGAGTGATAGTGCTACAACACAAATTGAAGTTTAGAATGAATCCGTTATCATCCATAACCTCTCTACTAATTTTATCTCTTGGAATCTTACGTCTGTAAGACACATTCATATCCCCATCTTTTGATATAGCAAGAACATTCTCGCCATACTCGGGCAACCCATCCTCAACAGATACCCAGTCTGACTTTCCTAGCTCTATCAAAGCATCATGCAATAAGCTATTCGCTTTTCTTAAAGGAGCATTATGCTTATCGTTTCCAAACTCCAAGCTATCAACATTATCGCTGATAACTTCTTGTATCAGCTCTTTAACTTTCTTCTTATCCATAGTTACAAATTAAAATATTCACGTATCTGCTCACCTGTCATGCGATATACCTCAGATATTCGGCAGTCTCTAATTGAGCTATCCCAGGCACTGGTATGTTCATCATTACAACTACCATCAGCAACACGCTCTACGGCTTCTTCTGTTCCTGTTGCAAATCCAACGCTTAGAAGTTCCTTTTCCTCGTCACTAAGCCCTTTTCCTTCTAAAGCTATATTCAGAGCAATTTGCAACTCGTCATGAGCCTTGTCTGAATAGCCTATAGCCTTATCAATGTGACTATTGATTGATTTCTCTTTTTTATTCATAATTACTTACTTAAATTGCTTCTTATTCATCCTCTAATTCTCTAAGTGCTAAGACTAACTCGTTTTGAATATGAATGGTCATGCCTTCACTTAATTTTATTCTTTTTGAGCCAATCATTTTGGAAACATTCTTTATGTGAACTATTGCTTTTTCTTTACTCATTGTTTATCCTCCTTTGCTTTTTTAAGATAAAATTCTCTCCAATCTTCAAAAGTCCAATCTCTTGTGTTATGAGTAAGATTGAAAACTTCCGTATCTTTCTCTAACTGGAGTAACAGCCAAGCATAATCTTCATATCGCTTTCTTAACAATCTATTGCGACACAATCTTACATGCTTGTATAACTTATAATCAGCGGTTGCAGCATCAAAGATTATTTTACCTACTATTGCTAACAGATAAGCAGATATAACGCCTAATGCAATCCAACCTAATATTGTAATTACTAAGTCCATATTCTCTTCTTTTTACCCTCTCCCTGTTACCAAGGAGAGGATGATAATTAGTAATTTGTAATATGCTTTGCATCCATTATTTTTCGCATAAGGATGTCTATTTCTTTATCTGATGCTATATGGTCTATTGGATAGCGCATAAAGTTTCCCCAATCACTTTGCTTTTGAATATCGCCGTTGGAATCCATACCAATCAAACATCCATATCCATCACCATTTATATAACCATCATGGATAAATATACTTCCATTACTTGTTACAAGAAATTCTCCTCTTTTAAATTCGCTCCTTTTTAACATATTCTTCTCTTCTTTTTACCCTCTCCTCTAAAAGGGAGAGGGTGGTTAGTTACTTATTTCGTAAATTCTATCATATATTGTGCAAACACAGAGCCTACATAACATAATGTCATAAGTATTGCTGTCACTGTCGCAATTACAATACTCACCATTCTCAACTTTGGTGCTTCTGACCAAAATTGCACTAACTATCAGAAAGATAGTTCCTAAAATCGTTAATAATACTACCATAATCTATCCATTTATGCCCGAAGGCGGTTAAACAATCAATTCATTAAATTTTCAACCACATTTGACAGCTTCCTTGCTTTGTCTTGCAAGAACTTAGGAAGATTGTCAAAATCAGAAGGCTTTAATCTTACGATACACAATATACCTTTTGCTGTCAGTATTGATAGAATAAACAATAATACAACCATTGCGTATATAGGAAATTTTATAATTGCTATTATTCTTTTCATACCTACACCTCCATTTCGTGATTAATTCCAAAACCGAAGAGAAGGTGTTGGAGTTCGTGAATATACTTTATTGTAAAAAGCATGGTCTTCTCATTTATGTAAGCATATATACCATCTTCTGTAAATTCAAGTACTACATAATTTGCATTTTTTATCTTTAAAGCATACTTACCATTTATGGACTTCCATTCATTCTTCTCTAGAATCTCAGGAGTGAGAGGAATCGGAACAATATTATCCTTATCAGCATATTGAATTTCTCCGTTTGGGAACTTGATTTGATATAAGAGTACTTCATTTTCGTTTTCCGTACCAATTACCTCAACGATATATTTCTTTACACCTACATATACAGAGACCAAATCACCTGGTATATACTTATTCATACGCTTATATTTTTAAATTGCTATCTAATTGCAAGCCAAAAAGAATATGTTGGAGTTCATCTACACATTTTATCATAACAGTATCGTCTTTTCCGTCATTGAAAGATACTCCGCAAATTCCCAAGAAATTATTATATCGCAAAATGAAAGGGTATTCTTGGTGTTTATACCACCTATGCCCAAAACATTCCCCTTCAGAGCGATAACATGTCCATCCATTCTTTTTAAGAAACTCTTCCCAAATATGAACGTGCATAATATCATTTTGACAAATTTTGCCCAAGCTTTGCCCATCAATAACTTTCAAGTCGTAAGAATAATCTATATTGAACGGATAGATGCTACAGACAATACAAATAAATCCGTGACTATAAACTATATCGCCTACCATATAACGAGGTGGTTTTCTGAACTCATTCTGTCCCATACGCTTTACTTTTTAAGTTTATTGAACTTATCCTTATAAGGACAATCATCGGCTACAGACTCTATATTGTAGCTTTCCCCTTGCAACTTACAAGATATACAATCACCATATCCGAAATTCCACACAACAAAGTTTGGGCATTGGGTTTCCTTGCATATTTTTTCTATCTCATTCATACGCTTTCCTTTACTTCTTTAAAGATTACACTTTTATGGTCTGAACGTATTTTGATGCTACAAGGGTATTTGCGCCATGCTTCGCAATAAAACATCTTACTATCAAAGAAGCACCCTTTGCAAGATTCTTTATCAGTCTCGGTAACTTCAAGAGTAACCCTTTCTCCAACTTTAAGCTCTGCCATATTTAATTTCCTCCTAATTCAATATAAACTTTTTCCAACACTTCTAACGGATAGTCATTCAGATTGAGATTATGTATTCTATGAACGATAATTCGCTTACGGTATTCTAGTTTTATTGCCTTTATCTGCTCCTCATCTTTAGGGATTTCAATTCTACGAGAGAAGACATAAGATTCTCCGGATGCAAATCCGTCAGACTTTCGGTATTTAATATTGTTTACAACGACCAAAGTTTTTGTTATTCTTTCAACAATAGCAATTCTTCTGTTGTTGTATTTGTCGTAAGCAACAACCTCATCACCAGCAACCAAATCTTTAAGCTCTTTCATTGCTCACCTCCTTTCTTTTTAGGAACATACTCATCTAACTCATCGTCAAACTCATAGCAGTCTGGGCAGTAGTGCTTATCGCCTATCTCCGCCCATTCGCTTTCCATTGCTTGCTCTTTGGCTGTTCCTTCGTCCAACCAAGCCACAATGCCATTAAACTCTTCAATGAAGGTCTTTCCACATCTGTCACAAACGACAGAGTACATAGTAACTGACTTAATCATGGTTGCATCCTTTCAGTAAATCGTCAATATATATCCACCTCTTGATAGTACAGTCGCTGCGCTTAAAACTAGATTCATCCCAACCAAAGTTGGTTAGGTGCGAAGTAACATAGTCTATCTCATCCGTCATGTTGAGTGGTCTATGATACACAACTTCTACCAAACATTTATGGTACTTTTTGGGATTTTCATCAATAGCATGCCACAAATCTTTAATAAACTCATTGATAGCCCACTTAGCACCTAGTCCAATAGCTTCTTTGATGTCCTCTTTGTAGAACATTTCCTCTTTAGCATCATTATCGAAGACTACTTCTTCGCCATTTAACAGGAATCTATCTTCATAGATTTCTTCCTTGGCTTCTTCTATTTTCTTATCTATCATATTATTAAGTTTTATAATGACCTCCACGACCAGTATTGTGCTGGGGCTAAGAAGGTATATGGGCATAAAGCCTTGACTTTCGCTCATTCTGTGTCGTGGAGGTTGTATTATTCAAAATTTGCTGTAGCCATATTATTTCACTCTCTTGAATTGAACGTTTTTTCTATCTTTTCTAGTGCTTGCGCTACAATTAAAATTATTGCAGACAGTTTCATAAATGTTGCTACTTATCTCATCGAAGAAACAGCCATTGCATTCTTCTTTCTCGGTCTTAACCACCTTCAAGACGATTTCTGACCCAATAGGTAAATCTTCCATAATTACACCTCCTCGTTGTATTTATAAACAAGCCCGACAACCAGCTTTACAAGCTCATTGTTCGTCATAACTCTAGTGTCTGTATTACCAAGTCTCAGCTCATCAATGATACGTTCTGCAACCTTCTTGATGTGTCCCATCTTTGACAGAGGGAAACGCTCAATGTCGGCAGCCTTGTCAAGGTGGAAACTCTCACGAAGGTAATCTGCACGAATAATGTTAACTGTTGAAGACTGTCGAGTAACTACCCATACACCCTCTTCTATAGAGTCGTACAAGAGCATATTCGTAGGTTCATACTTTCCGTTTATCTTTCGATAGAACGTCTTCGATATATCGAGGTCAGGAATCTTGTATTCCTGATAGCGACCTTTACTGTTCTTTGTGTACAGCGTTGGAATCTTTTTCATTTTTATTACGTTTTAAGTTAGCTATTCTAGTCTCTCTAATATACTCCTCAGATTTCTTCAATCCGAGTTTCTTAGCTTGTTTAGCGACCGCGTAAACGCTTCTGCCAACTATTCTAGCAATATCTTTGTTAGAGGATTCTGGGTAACCTGTTTTCAATGCTCTTAATTGAGCTTCATTCCAAGGAGTGCCAGTGTTATCTTGTGCGTCTTCTCCATCTACGATAATTCCGTTTATATCAAGATTAAGACCACTGAATATACAAGCATCTGCAAGTGCTTTTTCGGCACGTTTATAATCAAGCACCTTTTTCCCGATGATTTCGAATCCTAGAGAGAGTTCGTCAGGGCACTCTGAAAACACTTTCTTATCTACAGATTCAGGATATATAGCTTCCACTGCATTACGCATACGAGAATGAACGCCCTTAATTGGGATAATAAAGTATTCTGCAATATTTGTTGCCCAAGAACCGTTATATTCATCCATTGTCTTTTTAAATGCAGAAACAGAAGATTCAAGCATTCCGCTCAATATTCCAGACATAACAGCCATTGTGTACATCTTATGCCTTTCGATATGATGCTTTAGAAATTTGTTATTGAGTGCGTAATAACATTTCCTTACATCATCTTGTAGATTGAACTTGATGATAAAAGTAAGCTTATCCCATATCTCAGACATGCCGTCAGCTTTCATTCGTTCTTTGAACAAGTCAATCAATTCATCGGAAAATTCCTTCGCCTCTGTCATTCTTCTCTTTACATCAAACTTAAATAGCTTTTCATCTTCCGATACCAGTTTGAATGTTTCATCTATGTTAGACTTGACAATTTTTGCAAAGCCGCCTACCATAGAATAGAAAAGCATGTATAGTTTGCTTATCTGTTCTTTCGATGGAACTGCAAGAGGAACACCTGCGAGTACACACGAATCATTTGGATTCCAATTTGTCTGCATACTATTTAAGAAATACTTTAAACACACCACCTATTGCATTATCAACACTAATGCCTTCTGTTAGAAAATCACTTTTGAGAATATCATCAATAGAGTAACTCCAATCGCAACTACCTGTAAGACCACCCCAAGGTCGAAATGTCTTAAAACCAGATGATACATTATTGGCTGTATCGTAGTTATACACGCAATAGTTGTAACGTTTAGCAATTCTTTTGTCGTGATTAGATAATCCGTCCAATGGAATTATATTAACGTAATATTTTAGAGACAGCGTAATTCTATCAGCGGTTGCATCAATGTAAAAGTCGCTACCACACTCGCCAAATTTATCATTGGTAACATGTACGTTTCCATACATATCTTCTATCGCATTCATCTTTTTTACCGCTAATCTTTTCATTAGGCTTTCTGTAATACCTTTTTGTTTTCTAGCCTCAACAAACGATTTCAGAAGTTCTTGTTGCAGCAGACTACATTCTGTATTTGCTTGTGCAGACAAATTATTGATTACCATTCCGTCCATATTACTTTGATTTTAAGTTTCCGTATGCAGCATAGAAACTATCAAGCTGCTGTGTTGCGTGTACTAGCTTCTGGTTGTAGCTATCTCGTTCTGCCCTAGCCTTAGAGATAAAGATGAAGCTAACGATGAAAGATATTACTACCGTTACCACGATGAACAACCAGGGCAGCTTGTGTACTGCCTTGTTGATTGCTCTTCCTATATTTCTTAGTATAACCCAAGAATAAACTACAATGAACACTACCGCCTGCTTGGTGGTTGCGTTAGTAACTTCTGCGATTTTGCCTTTGCTTTCTACCATAATCAACTAATTTAAAAGTATTGGTAATCTTCTGAAAATCTCATTGTCTGGAGTCTTAAACTCCTTATCCCACGTACGATACAGAACGTTAAGGTTCAGTTTCTTCGCGATGGGCTTAAATCTTTTCTCGAAAAATGGAACCTGTTCCTTAAACACATATAAGCGGTTACTAGGCAATCTAGAAATATTGTTAAGGTAATCGCGAGAGGTGCTGTTGGCTATTTTTTCCAAAGCCAGCCAATCTTTCATGCTTTTCGGAGAGATGCTAAGACCATCAATATAAGAAAAAATATGTGGTAAACGATACATGAGAATGAGTCCACTTGTATAAACGAATATGTTTTCGATGTTCGGAAAATCATTCTTGACACTGTGGGCGAAATCATCAAGGTCGATACTTGCCATGAATGGTTCTCCGCCCGTAATACACAAAGTGTGTATTGTTTTCAGCTCCTTAACCGTAGCGACTGGAATTTTCTCAATATCGTACAGTTTATTGCAGCATAATTCACATTTGTAATTGCATTTGCTAAGAATCATCAAATGCATGATTTCTGGTTTCACTTTTCTTTCTGCCATAATTCTAAAATTTACTTGGTTCGGTTGCACCAGTTATCAGTTGATTTCCAATAACCAGCCATCCATATTTCTTTCTTGGATGCGTCAGGATGCTCACTGAGCCATTCCTCTGCCATTTTACTTACGTCTGCCATCTTCGTCTCGTTTTGATTCTTTTTCAAGTTTTTGTTTTAGCTTTTCAAGAGGGGATTCTTTCGGGTCTATGCCTACCCTACGGCAATACTCTTCATAGGATATAGCGTTCATCCTAGCCTTCTCATCCTCTATCTTCTGCTTATCGAGGTTTCTCTGGCTGTCAATTTCTGCTCTTTTTTCGTATACCTTGCACATATACTTGTCGAGAGCTATAAATAGTCGCTGAGGATTCACAGTCTTACCGACATAGATTTCTCCATACCCGCCCATCGAGAACTCGTAGAAGAACCTTGTGAGCTCGCTAGGTGTGACATGGTAGTATTCTTGTCTGATACGTTGAGCGATCGCCTTGAACTGGTAAGGAGTAGTTGCGTCGATAGCTCCAATAACCATAAACAAGTCGATAAGCATTATCTTAATCCAGAACTCGCTTGCGCCATCTTTGAAGTACTTATCAATACTAACAAACGACATACCGCCACTAGCTACGGAATCATATACAGAAGTAATTGGATCCGTGCGATTTTGCAGAGTAGGATATTTATCCAAAAATAGCGCATATTGTTTGCCATATTTTGCTACCGCTTGGCTACATTCAGTCGGCAAGGATTGAACTAATTTTGTTGAAAGTTCGTTGCTGTTGTTCATAACTATTTGCATAATTAATTTTAGGGCTGAACAACCCAGTGTAGTTGTTGCCCATGGAATACTCAACGATTTCCTTTGCGTATTCGGGATTTCCGTTTGACAACTGTAGAAGTTTCTTTTTAAGAGCTTCTAACCCACGTGGCTTGTAAGTCTGACGTTTTTCTTTCTTATATGCAAGCCACATTTCAAGAGCTTCTTTGCAAGGATAATATTCTTCTTGTTTTTGCTTTGTAGTAATCTCGAAATCCGATAAATCGTTTCCTAACGAAAATGCAGCACCCATAAGAAATATTCTCTGTTTCTCTGCGTCATTAGGAAACAATTCGCTAGATTTCTGACGTATGTTAGTTGGTAACATCATAAGCTTATTGTATGTAATTTTGTTGTCTTTCTATATCATGCTGAATATGAAGTAGTGCGATATATTCATCAGAATCAGGAAAATCAAATCCAGCTTCTTCTTTTGCCCATACTTTGAAATCAGAAATTGATTTGCTCATTTCGTCTTTCGTAAGGTCAGCAGAAGAACGAAGATACTTATAGCATTCTCCTGTGAATTTATCAATCCCTTCTCTGAGGAAAATATCTTTGTTCACTACTAGCTTATAGAAATGTGTCTTAACTTCGTCTAGAGTGTAGCCGTATTGAAGCGCAAAGGCAGATAGAAGTAAATGAAGGTAGGCATTCTGATTTAATGAACGCCCACGCTTCTCTTTTAGTTCTACCATAGCACATTTGTTCTCCAATTCGGTTACTTTTGCTCTAAACTTTTCCAGTTCAAACACATTTTTCAGATTGAACCACATAAGCGTTGAATGCTAGTTTGATTAACTCTACGCTAGAATGGCAAATCATCAGGGTCAGATGATGGAGCAGTAGATTGTGGCTGCTGCGGTTGTGCAGGTGGAGTGTAAGGTGCAGATGGTTGTGCTACCCCTGCTGGTGCTTGTGCAGTAGCTTGTTGTGACACCTTAGTAACATTCCAAGCACGAATCTGATTAAAATATCTGCCCTGATATTCATGTGCATCAATATCAAAGCTAACGTTAATAACCTCACCGAACTGAATACCAAAACTAGCAATTCTATCCGCTCCAAAAACATCAAAAGCCATCTTTTTTGGATATTGCTCTTGTGTTTCGATTACATAGGTCTGAGATTTCCACTCACCTCTTGCAGATACGCCGCTTCTTTCAGGTAAAACGGCAATAACTTTTCCTTGAATTTCCATTATTTTTTATTTAAAGAATTTTGTAAAACCAAATCAGCCAACTCGTCAAAGTATGCAACATCCTTGATAGCGGAATCTTGCTCACCAGTAACCTCTGATGCTATAGAACCCTTCTTCATAATCAAACTATAAAGATAACTGTCAATAGTATTAATTCCCATCAGAATCCACGATGTAACAGCATTCTTCTGTCCGTTACGATAAGCACGGCATTCACACTGAGATAAGTCTGCCATCGCCCAAGGTAGCTCTGTGAATACGACATTCGATGAAGCCGTAAGAGTTAATCCTACACCAGCAGCCTTAATGGAACAGATGATTATTCTCTTTTTCTTAGCTTGAAAAGAATCAATAGCCCATTGTTTCTGCTGCTGATTATCAGAGCCAGTAACGGAACATACCTCATTAGGAAACTCCTTTTTGATTGTATCAACAACATCACGATGTTCTGCAAATACAATTATCTGTTCTTCCGTATCATGTAGAAACTCGATTGTTGCCTTCATCTTTCCCTTTCCAGATATAGAACGAAGATTCATAAATTTAACTAATGCCTTCATTCGTAGCTTTTTTCTAGCCTCATCCTCAGAGCAATTCTTATATTCAAGAAGGAATGTAAGCAGGTCTTTCTGACAAGTATCATACTCTTCTTGTGTTTCAGAATCAAGAGTAACACTAATTGTTGTTCTTGTTAGTTCAGGCAAATCTTTGAGCACATCTTTCTTTTCCCTACGGAAGTAACATGTTTCGTGAATCTTTTGATTAAGCTCTTCGAGATTCTCGTTTTCTCCATATCTATTACAGAACTCGCCATATCCGCCAAATTCATCAATTCTACCAAGAATAGCCAACTGACAAGCCATATCAGTAGCATGATTAACCACAGGCGTACCAGTCAGCTCGTAGATATATTCCTTGCCTTGGCAAATACCCATTATTATTTTTGACTGCCTTGTCGTTGGGTCTTTAACTCTTGCAGACTCGTCAATAATGACAGATTTCAGAATATCGACCTCATTCCTAAAAATGAAATTTTTAAGCTTTAACGGCTTTTCTCCGAGTGATACAACGAAATATTTAGCAAGAGACTCGTAATTGCATATAACCACATCATACAAATCCATCTTAGTAAGATGATAGCCGTATGTTGCGTTTACAGAATCCGTAAGGATAAGCGGACGAAGATTTGTGAATTTCTTGATTTCACGTTCCCAATTGACTTTGAGGGCAGCAGGGCAAATAACCAAACAAGGAGTCGCTTTTGCACGTTCAATTGCAACGATGGATTGAACCGTCTTGCCAGTTCCCATATCATCCCCATTTATGCAACGCTTCATAGCAAGTTCCATGCGTACACCCTCTTCTTGATAATCGTATAATTTTGGTTTATCTGACATAATGATAATTATAATAAACACCACATTCTGAAAGCCCATTCAAGAGCCTTCTCTCTACCACGCAAATACAACTCGTCACCACGTTCAATCTTTTTGTAGAACACTTTCTTCTTAGTCTTTGAAACTGCAAAGATAAAGTCTTGATTTCCGTATCTAGGGTCAATGCTGTGCGTCAAGTCCATATACCATGCACGGCTTCTATCCCAGTCCACGAAATCAATCTGAGCTTCAAATTGTTCTTGTGACGTAGCTGCGGTAGTCTTCAAGTCACCACCAAACTCGCCAAGCCACCAGTCGAACTTACATCGTACAGGCAGTTCAAACTCGAAACCTTGGTATTCCATCTTCATGTGTGGATTGATGAATGTTTTCTGACCGACCGCATTTTTCAGAACAAAATCAAGAAATCTGTCCTTTGTTGCTTGTTTCTTTAATACCGCAAGTCTATCTAATCCCCATTTCCAATCCTTCTCTGTATATTTCTCATCATCAACCGTCATAGCGTAATGATTACACTTTTCTGGTTCAGTAACGAGAGCATCAACGAGAGTACCAAGATGGAATGCCTTTTTCTTGTCTGATTCCTTAACGAAGTTAAGCTGTGGGTTAAGAGCGAACTTCAATGCGGTGAGGTCTGAGTTGGAAACCTCACCACGTGAATAATAAGGGTCAAACGGTTGCTCTGCCATATTACTTAGCTGTTACTTCATCCTCATATTTAATATAAGGAGAAACGATATACTCTTCCTCATTGTTAGCATGTTTCTCGCAAGCTTTGCGCATAAACTCCAACTTAGATGCAAGTTTGTCAGGTGACATAGAAGAGCCTTCAATCGTCCACCACTGCTGAATAATATCGAGCCAAGCGTTTTTGTCAGTAACGACAAGACGTTTTGTGACCTTTATTTTCTGCTTACTTGTGTTGCCAACAGAAGTCTGAGCGAAGAGCGATTGAGCTTGTGCAGTAGCATGTTGTGCTGCGTTTTCAGCATCACGTTTCTCTTGCTCTGCTGCAAGCTTGCGTTGCTGCTCTTCCTTGGCTGCTTCATCAGCCTTACGGATAGCCTCTTCTTTAGCCTTACGTTCAGCCTCGGCAGCGGCAGCTTCAGCCTCCTTGCGCTTGCGTTCTTCTTCGGCAGCTTTCAGTTCTGCCTCCTTGCGCTTGCGTTCCTCTTCGGCAGCTTTCAGTTCTGCTTCCTTGCGCTTGCGCTCCTCCTCATCTTTGATGCGTTGGATTTCTTCTTGCTTTTTGCGCTCTTCCTCGGCAGCCTTGCGTGCTTCCTCTTCCTTGCGTTTGCGTTCCTCCTCTGCCTTACGTGCTTCCTCTTCCTTACGTTTGCGTTCCTCTTCTGCCTTCTTGATTTCAAGAAGTTCAGCAATCTTAGAATCAAACTTCATAAGAAGTTCTTCACGTGTAGCAGTGACAGTCTGCTTATAAGACGCAAGCAATGATGCGGAAATTTCCTTGTACGCGCCGTTCATAATATCCTTTGCGTCATTCTCTTCAATTTCAGAAGAGTATGAAGGCTTGTTATTAACGAACAGATGCCCGAGGTCAAGAACATCAGAACACTCTGTAATACGTTTCTTAACTTCATCCTTGTTATCAAGGGTAAGAAGAGAGAACGTATTATTAAGTGAGTTGATAGCAGCAGAAGAATGCTCAGTAAGAAGATTGTTGAGCGTATCAATAGTATCAGTCTTCAACTTAATCTTAGCCTCCTTAATGCGCTCTTGTCGCAAGCGTTCTTGCTCTGCTTTCTTCTGTTGTTCTAGCTTGTAGGCAGCATACTCATTGCGCTTCTCCTGAATCTTATAGACAACAGAATCTGTATTCTTGGCAGAGATAAGGCTCTCCATCATCGTAAATCCTTTACGGACAATATCGAACACTTGGGTAACACCCTTACGTTTCTCCGTCATTGCTTTCTCTGTCAGTTTAGCCTTCTTGATAAATTCAGCAGCTTTCTCGTCAAGAGCATCATTCATACCAGACGCACTAATATCAGACAGAAGAGATTCACCTGCCTGAACACATGCCTCATAAGACTTTCTGTTAGCTTGCACCGCATTTTCTGTATCGGATTTGAGCGTTGCAATCTGTCTTGTAATATTGTTGGCTTGTTGTTGTACCAACTGCAATTCTGTATTTTCAGCCATACTTTATAAATTAAAATGGAGAATCATCGTCAACCTTTGCCTTAACACCATTTTTCTGTGTCTCAGTTTGCGAAGCACCAAAAGCTTCTTGTTGTTGCTGTTGTTGAGGTTGGCTGTCAACATCAGCTTGCAACATACCGCCAAGACCGACAGGTAACTTAGGATAAGTCTTAAAAGCATGCTTACAAGTCTTAGAGATAAGGAATCCTGTATCAATATCCTTGAAGTACGTTCTGCCATCATTACCAACATAATTACCGCCATAAAGAGCGTTAGCCTTATGGTCTTGACCGCCAAATTTAGCAGAATATTCACGCAATCTGTCGATACCTTCGCGGTCAAGAACGAAGTAATCGTATGAATTGTTTGGAAGGATAATCTTTACATAACAAGCAACGATATATGAATTTGCTGGTCGTGGATAAGTCTTCACATAATCAACAAATTTATGACCGTCACGCTCACCGAAGCGGAAATCATCGCAATCATATACCACTACAGGGTTGTCACAACGAAGAATCTGTCCAGCTCTTTGACGAAGAAGAATCTCACCATATCCTGTATATGTAATCTTAGCCGTATAAGTTGATTGTCTGGTATTCTTGTCGTAGTTGCTATAACCCATAAGGTAACAGAGTGTTGCAGTTCCTTTTTCTAGCGACAATCCGTTAATCGCCAAGTTCATGAAGGCATCGTGAATATTCAACGATGTAGCTTTTTCGAGATAACCCTTAAATGAGCCGTTGAGAAGCTCATTATTAAACAGAGCCTTCTGTTCTTCAAAGAACACTTCTCCACCATCTCCGAACTTCTGATTGTACACCTCAATAAACTTATCCCTTGCCAAGTCGCAAATCTGATTATGAGGCGTTTTATTTAACTGTTCTATATCCATTTGTATAGATTTTAAAATTAGTGAACTCTATCAATATAACTAAAGTACGTCTCCACCATTACAGAGCCTGTAGTTGTAGGTCTTTCGTAATAATGTGGAATCGTACCTAACTTTCTGCCATCACCATCTTGGTAATTCAGAAAAATAGCTCTAGCCGCCACTTCTCTTGACTTGTTTGCAGTAAGTTCCATCAAACAAGCATGTAACTTGCGTTGATGGATTACTGCATTAGCCATTTTTGACGGCATAGATGCTATAAGTTTGTCGATTCTACTCATATTTCCATTGATAACCTTTATAAGAAGGTCTTCTGCCACTAGCACAAGCCGTTATACCCGAGAGAGTATACCCTAATTCCCTTGCAGCTTGTCTTACGCCTGTAAAAGCTCTCACAACAACTCCATTTTTTATCATTTGTATTTTCTTTGATAAAGGATGTTTTGAACCAAAAACGCCTTTTGACCAAGCAGAACGACCTAATTTATGAAAAGAATATGCATTATTGTATTGCCTAGTACACCATTCCAAATTCAAGACATTGTTATTTTCCCTATCACCATCCTTATGGTTTATCTCTGGAAGATTGTCTTTATTTGGTAAAAATGCTAAAGCAACCAGTCTATGTACACGATATGGATAACTTTTACCATTTTTATGAAGGTTAACTTGTAAATATCCATCTTTGTTTTTGCATTGACTAAGCAATTTTTCTTTAACAATCCTATTGGCGTGATTAGGTTGATTTTCAAGCTTTCTTTCCACGCTCTTTATAAGCCCAGTATTAGAAGCTTGATACATTCCTTCCCAATTAGGTATATCTTTCCAAATCATATTTATTTTTTTTGGAACACATCAAATACCTTAGTTTCGTTAAGACCTACAATGTCGTAATCAATCATAGTCTTTCCCATCGCCTCATCAACGTATCGAAGAGCACGTGCCAACGACTTAGCTTGAACCAGATAAGTTACGTTAGAACGCTTCTCCTTCCCACTCTTCTCATCAATCGTGATAAACTGACACTTTGCCTTGTACCACTTATCATCATCATCCAAGTCAGAGAAGAAAATCTCGCCATAGTTGGTTTTCTTTGCGCTTGTAACGGCAGAATCACCACTAATATCGCAACTCATTTCATCAATGATAGATGTTTCTGCCTCGGTGCAAGAAAGTGCATCAACAACATAAAGTTCGTTGACTACTTTTTCCGAGCCATCCTCCATTGTTTTTTGGTACTTGATTCTAGTCTCATACCAAGATGCTGTTCTTACTCTCATTACTCACCATCCTTTCCATTATCAGCCAAAGAAGCAATCTTATCAAAGAGTTCTTTGGCAACATCGCCTTTGATTTCGATGCACTTTACGTTGCCGTCACCATCGTTGTCACCATCACCGTCACCTTCACCATTGTGGAGTGTTTCGTTTTCGCTCTCCAGGCGTTTGCGAAGAGCCAAATTCTCGTTGTTGTGCAACAACTGGTCGAGAATCAGTACACAGTTTGTCTTCTCAATTTCTTTGTCATTGCGAACAACCTCATCAGTACCATTGATGATTTTCACCAATTCCTCGTACTCTTCCTTGGTCTCACAGTTACGTGCGACACAACCGATAACCTTAAAGCGGTCAATCTCGAAAACCAACTTAATTTTGTCTTTTGCCATAATAGCTACATATTTAATTAATTAAACAATAATAATATTTCTCTTTCTACTCTTTTCTTTTTGCATCGCTTTACGCTAGCCTTGCAAAGTTCAGTATTATTTCTGTAATAATCTCTTTGCTTTTGCAGTCTTTCTTCACGATTTCTCATATATCTTTCGTGGTCGAGCTGGCTACGCCTTGATTCGCTTCTCATTTTGCTAATCTTCTTTATCCCAACCTAGCATCATCGCTATTGCGCCAGCAACTGCGAACATAAGAGCGGTTGCAGCAAGCGCAAATAAAATTATACTCATAAATCAAAACATTTGATAACTTTCTTGCCGCATACAGTCTTGCTTGCGAAGTTGATTATCTCAGCAGCAACTACAAGAACAAGCATAACAACGAGATAGCATATATAATACATACCTTTCATTATCCAAAAGTTTTTTTAATCTTTTCTATCTTTTCAGAATTTAATCTACGATAACAATCGAAGTAACCAGTTACATATATGGAGAATAGATTCAAAGCTCTCATATTAAAGTAACCATCGTCACAAAAATCCAATATCTTACAAACTAACGACCAAGGCTCATTTGGGTCTAATCCCATAATTTTCATACGCTCAAAATCGCCTTTTGTCAATGGGTCTTTCTTTAATTCTTCAATCGTTAATCTCGCCATTATACACCTCCCAGACTTTGAAAAAAATGAGCCTCGGCAGTTGGCAAAATTTAAGTGATGAATCCTACAAGGATTGTATTGACTATTTCCCGATGGTCGGTCGGAACTGCCTTGGCTCGTTAAACATTGACCTACTCTAAAGACATCTAAAGTACCGATGATAGCTATCAAATTTCAATAGTACCACTATTTCTAGCAGTACACCATTATCGTTCTTGCCCAAGGAACACTATCATCGGTGTGGGCTACATGGTTATGAAAGAAAACTAACTTCAAAGAATAATCGGTGCAGTGCTCAGACTATTACATAGTGAACCTCACGCAAGTTCCACCACACCGATTTGCGTGAATTGCATATATAAGGGCAAATGAAAAGTTATATACCCACTAATCAAAACAGGCTCGGCTGCGCCATTTCAAGCTGAATGCGCTTGCAAGCCTTGTCGTAATATTCTTTGTTCAGTTCAAAGCCGATGAAGTTCCGCTTCTCCCTGATACAGGCAATAGCAGTAGTGCCACTGCCCATACAGTTATCAAGAACGCACCCACCCACATTGGTATAAGTCCTAACGAGATAACGAATTAAATCCACTGGCTTCTGTGTAGGGTGAATCTTCTCTTTATCTCGTTTGAAAAATATAATATCGTTTGGAAAACGTTCTCCATTGTTGATGGTTGTAATTGGCTTGGAATGTTTGTAGTCGTAATTTGTGGATGATATTCCAGTCTTATTACTTATATAAGGCTTGCAACCATGTATCATCTGAGGATTGTATATCATCGCCAAATTCTTATCTTTTACAAAACAAGCACTAGATTTAGAAAATACTAAAATATTTTCATGAATCTTCATAGGAGCAAAATTACTATTTAAGAATCCAGTAGCATTTTCTTTTTGCCATACAATTTCGTACTTAAAATCATTCAAGTTGCTACAGGCGAGGACGGCAGCAAAAGGCATTTGAGAAAACAAAATTATCGCACCGTTTTCTTTGATTATTCTGTTATAATGAGTCCAAAGGTCATTAAGAGGGATAACGCTATCCCATGCATTCTTGGTCGTGCCATACGGCAAATCACAGATAATACAATCTATGCTTGCATCTGGAATCTTCGCCATTCCAACCAGACAATCCTCGTTGTATATTCTATTTAACTCTATCATGTATGTGCAAAATTAGAATAAACTTGCTTGTGTGTATTGCTTTCGCTTTTCAAGCTGCGGAGATACCTCAAACATATCATTGCTTATGTATCTCTTTACATTATCTACACCTTGTGAATAGATTTGTTTCTTGATTTCAAAGCCATAAGCCTTTCTCTGCATTGATGCTGCTGCAACGATACTACTGCAACTACCTGCTGTAGGGTCAATAACAACATCATCAGGGTCAGTAAATAACCCTATCAGCTTTTTCAGAAGTGGAATAGGTTTCTGTGTCGGGTGACTACGTGGCATACCTAAATCTCTCGGAAATTCCATGCAGTTCATAACCATTTCTCCGTGATTATTAAACTTAGGCAGCTTGTCACGATAGAGTATCAGACCATATTCACAGTTGCCAACAACCTTCATATTGGCTTTCAAGACCTGTGCAGAATAATTCTTTCTGAACACCAAAGGGATGCAACCCTTGAAGCCGTACCTCTCACCTAATTCCTTGTAATAAAACTGCTGTTCCCATCCGCAAAAGATAATCATGCAGGGTGCTTTGCCCTTCTCTTTCGGTTCTGGTCGTAACATCTGAGAGCAGAAGTGCATAAACTCGGCAGGACGGAAATCTTTGTCAGTATCGAAAAACTCTTCTCCTGCAAGTTCGCTCTCGCCATTTTTGTTATCTCCGTCTTTTTACCAAGATGGATTGCTTGCGTAAGCATTAACACCGAGATTATAAGGTG